GTTACATTTAGATTATAGTCATATTTATGATTAACTATAAACTTATTACTTGAATTAGCTTCCTCTGTTATAACATCAGTTACAAGGTCTGTAATTCTCGTAGAAATTACATTGCTTGTATCTAAAATATAGTTACAAGTATCTCTAATAATATCTCTACCTTCAACCCTTAATATACCATTGGAAGTATCAATATCCCCATATAAATCTAATTTATATATAGTATTTTCATCAATATTTTTATGTAATACCATAACATCAGTTGTATCGGCGTAAGTGTAATCTTTTACATAAAAAAACTTAAAATTATCATAATTACAACTTGAATATGAATTAATTTCAAGACCATTAGAACCCAAAGAATTAAAATGAATATTACTAGAATTTATTTCATATTCTTTGTAATAATTCTTATTTAAAATTTCTATTAAATCGTTGCCATTTGCGTCAAATATTTTGCCATCAAACCTAATATTACCACGCATATCTAAACCTCCTTGTAAATAAGCATTACCATCTTTATCAATTTTAAGAGGAGTCCAATTTTCATTAGTTGTGCTATCTAAATATTTAACTTCAAATACACCATCATAACTATATATTTCATGTCCTGATAATTTATTTAATTCTTTAATTTCGTTAGCAATTATTATATGTGGTTTAAAATTAGTATAATTATAATTTTTGATACGTAATGTATAATCATCATTTTGATTAGGAGCAGGAATATAATAATAATCGTCAAAATTTAAAGTGTTAGTAAAAGCAGTATTATATATTTCAAAAGTATCATTGACAGAATAATTTGTATTAATTAATTCCAATGACATATCGCGAATTATGCTATTAACATTATTATTAAATACAAAGTTACATGTAGATAATGTAATGTTAGAAATATTATCAATTAATGATATATCATAGCTATAGTCAATATAATTATTTTCAATCTCACTATTTTTAAAAATATCAGGTAATAAATTAGATGTAGTATATAATATATTATTATGTCGCTCGGCAATAAAATCACCATTATAGTTAATATTTGAATTCACTCTGATAATATTTGAGCTGTAGGTATTTAAATATATATTTGTATATACGCCGTTATTAATTAATTTTTTATTATCATATTCTGTATGCATATATTCATTATAATAAGTATTACTATCAAATGGTAGTAAATATATATATAATTCATTTTTAATATTTATTATATTACTATCATTAATAATATTTGAAGTATAATTATAATTATAAACAAAATTACAACTAACGTCATCGGGTAAATAAAGAAAATTGCTATAATTGTATGTAAAAGAATAATTGGAAGATATATTATCAATAAAAGCTAGGTTATTGCTAAAATTCTTGCTAATAATTATGTCAGTTTTTTTCAAGTCATTTGCGTATAATATATTATTGTCATAACTTATGTCAGGTATTATATTTATATTACATGTATCTGTATTAAAGTTAAAAATACAATTCGTAATATTATCATCATAGGTATTTGTATCAAAATTTTTCAAATTATAGTTATTAAAATAAAACTCGATATTTGAAGAATTATATTCGGTCAATATGTTTGAATGATAAGTTATAAAAGTTAGATTTTTAGAAGCTAGAACTATTGAATTGAATAAATAGTCATCGCTATTAGCATCATCTTGATTAATTATATTTAAACTATTATCTAGATACGGATATGATGTAACATTATATTTATAAGAAGCTTCGTATTTTTTATCATCATTGGTCCAGCTATTATTATTTATAAAAATACCTATATCTGTAGATTTTATATTAACTAAACTATCGTATAAATAATTAGCAGTGTAGCGATTAGTAATTGACACACCTGATATATTATGATCGCTTTTAATAACCATAGTTTCATTTAATATATCTTCGTTGAAACCGAAGCGCGCACCTTTTCTAATATTAACGCCGTCAAAAGCATCAATAGTTAAAACATTGGATGAAATAAATTCATTGAAATATGAATTATTGGCTACAGAAATATTAAATTTATAATTGTTATCAAAGCTGCCACCTGATATAGTATGATACATATTATTTGTCGCACCTGTATATAATAAATTAATGGCTGGAGCATAATTATTATTTGTTATTTGAATACCATATTTATTAATATCGTCGATATGTAATGTAACATTGCTATTATTATTAATGTTATTACCTATACCTATATGTGTAGAAGAGCCTAATAAATTACCATTATCATCAATAGAATTTTTATAATTATAAAAATTTCTATAATATCCGTCATTATAATAACTCATACTAAAATTGGTTTCTATATTGTCATCACTTCTTAGTTCAAACATCACCATTTTATTAACATTATTAATCATTTCATAATTATCATCTGTTATACTAAAATTTGAGTTATATATTCCCAATTCTATTTTAGCAGAATTATTAGTAATATTATTATCAGCATATGTAATAAATTTAGCAACCGAATAATTTGAGTTATCTTGTTTAACAATAATAGGAATAGCGTTCTTATCTATTGAGTCTACTATAACACTATTATTTGGAGTTAATAATATATTATTACCATTGTATTTGATGTCATTATTTTCAATATCATTGTTAGTATTATTATTATTATTATTAACAGGATTATTAATAGTAGTAATATATTGAGTAATTTTTGTTAAATTTGATAAGTTTGATAATCTAAAATTATAATTAGATCCAAAATTATCTATAATATTAATATTTCCATGAACATTAAGATCGCCGTAAATTGACATAGCGGATTTATCATCATAGTTAATTTCGGGATTGTTAACATCTATATGATAATTTGAAGTAATAGCATCATAATAAAATGACATACCATATGTCTTGGGCTTAACGGCTTTATCAATATAACCAATTTGTAGAGGACCAATTCTTTGAACATTTCTTGAATTTAAATCATTATATGTGTGATTTTTATAAATAAACCATCTTTCGGCATTTCTATCATTATTTAAATATCTATCATATTCACAAATATCAATACCGCTATAATCGGCGTTATTATTAGCACCACCACCTCTAACACCTCTATATATTCTAATTACCGAAAAATTGTTATCATTAGTTGTATTATTTCTTATTTGTAGAGGAACATTGACATCTTCACCATTCCAACCTAATGCTATTTTTTTATTAGTATAAAAAGCTTCATTTGTATTAGTTTTTTGTAATGTTTCTATTTCATTATTATTTTGGTAGTATTTATCAGAATTAATACCTCCTTTAACGTTGAAACCTTTCATATTCGTAGCATAAGATGTTAGATTATTGTAATTGACACAAAACTTGTCAGTTTTACTATCATATAAGTTAAAAAAATTCTTTTGTTGATAAAGAAATGAGCTAGTTCTATACATTTCATTGTTGATTGTTAAATGATAACTATTTGCGGCTATTTTCCCTTCAATATCTAATTCATATCCAACGCGCGCGGCATATTTATTTATAGCAACACGTTTACTATTTAATGATAATGTAGGAGGTGTATTTCTAATATTCGGCAAATAATAATTACTTGTAATTTCTGACATATCCGTTGATGGATAAAAATATATGTTATTGTTTTTTTCAGGTACCTTGTTAGTATTAATGATTAAACTATTATCGCCATAATCTAATCTGGATAATCTTCCAATATTAGCAATATAATCTTTATTTTCTATAGTATTTTTCATAGTTATATCAAAATTGTTGCTCGTTTCTGTAGTATCTTTTATAATGTTTAGAATACCATCAAATCCATCAGTTGGACGGAGACCGATACCCATTTTTTTAGGAAAATTAATATTACAATTCGCATCCAAAGAAGCAATATTACTATGAACATATACGAAAAAATAGTTAGATCCATCTTCGCTTTTACTATATGTACCATATCCTGTAAAAGGGTCATTTATATCAATCGGTGTAATTCTCTTGTTGCCAATATAAATATCATTGTTAATATTTAATTTATTTATTGTTATATTTTCAACATTATTAAAATTAACATCATTATCAAAATTTACATGTCCGCTAAAGCTGGCATTTTCATTTACAAGCAAGGATTTAGTATTTACAATATTAGCAACATTTAAATTACCGGTTACATCAATAAGATTAGTATTTATCTTGTTTTTTATGCTAATATTATTGAAAGTATAATTATTGCCTAAAAAATCCCCTTCTTTTATTTGAGTACTATTTATTACACTTATCCCTGAACTTCTGATATATATTTCATCTAAATGTTTTTGCGTATTAGTATAATAATCGTACATTAATATATCATTAAAAGATGCTATTCCATTTACTTCTAATCTTGTTTCTTCGCTATTAATTTCGTCGCTAAAAATTATTCCGTCATATAATGATTTGCGAGTAAATGTTTTTTTTGTAGTTTTATTGATACCTACGGCAACATTATTATTAGAGTCTATTGCCAATGCTGGAAAATCCTCTTTATTTATATATTGAGGCAATGATTGTTGATCATATAATTTATTTATATCTGATGAATTTTTGCTGACATGAAATTCTAATGGCATACCCCTTGTTGTAGATATTATAGCGGGTGATATATTGGAGCCTCCGATAATACCCATCGAAAACTTACAAGGCTCGTCTTCATTATTTACATCATTTCTAATAGATATATGAAGACTATCGGCTTTATTGTTAGCATTAGAAACAATATTTAAAGGATGAGTATTTATATATGTATCAACGTATCCGCCTAAAGTTAAAAAGGAAGGTGAATAAACATTTTTAATATTATAATTAAAATTATAAACATCTTCGTAACTTGTGTCAATACCAGCTTGAAAGGGTTGATTGGCAGATATTTTATTAGCACTTATAATAAATTCTCTAATTAAACTACTTGTTAAAGGATCCGTATTATTAATTACTATATTATTTAATTCTAGACCATTTGCTTTTATAATACCACTACAATAAATATTATTATCAACAAATAGCGAAGTTTGAGAATCTAAAAAATTAGAACTTGCGCTCCGCGAAGTATTAACAGCGACACCTTCAGAATTTACTATAAAGTTCCATTTAGTATTATTTTGCGAGGTTTCTTGAGGATAATAGGTTTTTTCACCAACAACTAAATATTCATTCTTATTTAAATCAAGACCATCAAGATTTATGGCGTTCCCATCATTATCTAATTGAAATCCTATACCAACCGAGTTAAGTTGTATAGTTGGTTCTATACCTCCTGTATCATTATAACTCATTTATATGTTATTCTATTTAAAAGAAATATACTATTAATATTTATATATAAATATTAATGTATAAAAGAAAAAAATGATAATATATAATTATAAAATATAATAAACCATGAAAAGAATTGAAAATATCCATAATAAAACAAAGGATATTGATAGTGAAAATTTACCATATAATAATAAAAACATTTTACTTCAACCCGATGATTTAAGAAGATTATTAGATAATAATGGATTAAAAGGTATAGAGTTTAAAAATATCAATTTATATCGTGTAGCTTTTGTTCACAAATCGTATTGTACTATGAAAAATACTGATTTTGAAAAAAGTAATATTAATTGCCCCGAAGATTGCTTGCCACTCCAAGATGTTTCTTATGAAAGATTAGAATTTTTAGGAGATTCATTGCTTGGAATGATAGTTGCGAGCTATTTATATAATAGATTTCCAGATCAAAGTGAAGGTTTCTTATCTAAAATAAGAACTAAAATTGTAAACGGAAAAATGTTAGGTTATTTATCAGATAAAATAGGTTTTCCAAAATATGCTATAATATCTAAACAGGTAGAAGAATCAAATGGGAGAACTAATTATAAGATTATGGAGGATATATTTGAAGCTTTTATAGGCGCCGTTTATACAGACTTTCAAACGGAAGAAGATGAAGTTTCTTTGCCTAAAAATATTAAAATTTCACCTTATTCTGGAGCAGGATATTTCATAGTTGAATCATGGATAATATATATTATAGAAAATTATATAGATTTTAGTGAATTAATTAGAATTAAGAATAATTATAAAGATATGCTAGTATCTTATATGCAGCATTATTTACAAGATATGCCACAATTTAAGGAATTAGCAGTTAATATAAAAGATAATAATAGATTATTTACGTATTGTGTAAAAGACAGGAATGGAACTATTATAGCTACGTCAACGGGCAAAAATAAAAAAGAAGCTGAAAACAATTCTGCTCTCGAAGCATTAAAATATTATAATGTAAATGTAAATGAATATAGTTCTAATATATAAGTAAAATAATATTAATTATATCAATAACTGATATGGGAGATTTAAATATTACACATTTAGTTATATCGGGAGGTGGAATGAGAGGTGCTGTATATATAGGTGCTTTAAGATATTTATATTTAGAAAATTTACATAAAAACATTACACATATTTCAGGAACTTCTATTGGCGCATTTATTGGATTAGCTATAGCATTTAAATTAGATATAGAAGATATAGAGGATATTGTTAAGACTTCTATTAATGACAACAAATTATGTAATATTCCTTATAAAAATTGTATAAAAATAATTACAGAATGTGGATTAACAAATATAGATTTATTGACTAATCATATGAAAAACAAAATTGAAAAAAAATATAAGAATCTAGATGAAAAAATTACTTTTACATATTTAGCCAAACGTTTTGGTGTAAACTATTATGTTTCGACGACAAATATATATACATGTAAAAACAAAATTTTTTGCTTAGAGGATACACCAGATGTTTGTGTTTTTAAAGCTTGTTCGGCATCAATGTCAATACCTCTACTTTTTAAACCTACAAAAATTGGCGATGATTATTATTATGATGGTGGATTAACTAATAATTTGCCAATTAATATATTCAAAAATGTACCTTATGATAATATATTAGGACTTTTAATACATAAAAGTTATCATAAAAAATGCGATGATATTAATATCCCTAAGCCTAAGATTAGTGTATTATATTTATTAAAACAATTGATAAATATATATGAGCAAAAACGTGTTAAAATAGTGATGGAAGACCATATAGATGATGATAATATAGATTATTATTATATTCCAGATAATTATCCTGATATAAAATTAATGAATTTTGAATTTAAAAATAAGGGAATAATAATGACACTTACAGATGATGTTCTAAATAATTTTATATATTCGGGATTTGAAAGTATGTCAAAATATATAGAAAAACGAAGAAATAAAATGATTAATGATACAAATAAACTCATAGAAGCAAGCAAAAATAATTAATTATATTTTATGCTTATTTATTATAAAAGGGTTATTTTTATTTATTATTTTTGCGTTGATAGGTTTTTTATTAGAAAATATTTCGCTGTTATTTTCAATAAAATATGGTAAAAAGTATTTATTTATTACATCTTCGTAGTTAATATTTTCACGCATATTATACAATAATGATATAAATTTTTTAGCATATAATGATACTTCAACTGATATCTGCTCTTTTTTATTCCATACATCATTGTGATTAATGAAAAAACTCTTATTTAAAAAAGCGTGATATATTCTATAATAGTCTTTGAATAGGGTTAGATTATATTTTTTACTATAATTATGTTTTTTTGATAAACCAAAATCATATATTAATATATTATACTCGCAACTTTTTAAATAGTAGTCATTATTATATATTTTGTAATGATAATATCCTACATCATTAACGCGATGATATAAAAAATTACCATAATGACAATCTCTGTGTATATATCCTATGTTATGAAAAGTAAGTATTGATAACATAACTTGAATAAAAATATTATATACAAGTTTATTATTTTCAACAACATTTTTAATAGTAAATAATTGTTTAAGATCTCCATGTGCTAATTCATTTAAAATAATGTGATATTTATTATTATTTATTTTAGTAGGCAAATTATCTTTAATCTTATTACAACTAATAACTTTGTAAGTTAGTAGAAAATGTTTAGTAAGTTTCTTTAATAGTAGTTTTTTTGTAATAGCTAAATTTAATTTTATCTCATTTAAATTAGCTTTATTAGATATAAGTATTTTTGAAACTATTGGATAAGTCCCTATGACATTTTTAATTTTTGTTATATATATAACCCCATAAGAACTTTCAGTACCTATAACTTTAATTAAATTAATTTTGTCAGCAATAGTATAACCGCTATATTTATTATCAAACTTTTTATTTTCAAGACATTTATTCTTAGATATATGTAATAATTTTTTATAAATATAATTATAATATAAAATTCTTTTTTCAATATTATATTTGTTATTTATATAATCATCTATATTATTATTAAATAATGTTTGAGATTTATTATTTTCCGATATAACTATATTATTTGTATAAAATTTTTCATCATCAATAATTAATTCTTTACCTCCAAAGAAAAAAATATTATTATTAATCATATATTTTCTATTATATTAATAATATAATATAATAGACTTTATGGAACCATATGTATTCATAATAGATTTGGATGGTACGATAATAGGAGATTGTAGTTATCAATGTGATATCTATAATATACAAAATATAATGAAGAATAAAATAAAAATATTTAGAACAGAGAAAGCAAAATGCGAGACAATATTAAAAAATAGTTATAATAAGAAATCTCTGTTAATAAGACCTTATTTTAATGTTTTCATGACTATGATAAAGAAAATATATCCACATAGCTATATTTTTGTTTATACTGCTTCTGAAAAAGAATGGGCTATTAAAGAAATAAATATTATAGAAAAGGAAAATAATATTAAATTTAATAGACCAATATTTACAAGAGATAATTGTATACTAGATAAGGATGGTAACATTAAAAAATCAGTTGAAAAAATAATGCCTATGATTAAAAAAACTATGAAAGTTAATAAAAATCACGATATATCGAAGCGTCTATTGATAATAGACAATAATCCAACATTTATAGATTATCATAACAATTTTTTGCTATGCCCTTCATATAACTATATTAAGTTTAATAATTTATGGGATGGACTATCTGAAAATTATTTAAAATGTAGTGATTTAAAAAAGTTTATAAAAAAATTGACGGAGGCGCGAAAAATGCATAATATTCCACATACATATAATCAAGAAAAGCAAGAGAAAATATATAAATGGTTGTATAAAAAACATAAAAATATTAATAAATATAATTCCAGTTATATTAATGATACATTTTGGAGGGATATTATTATATTAATTAAATATAATAATGTAAAAGAGTTTAATAAAAATATAATATCGCATATGGTAAAAAGTATAAAGGTTTAAATAGAAGATATTAATAATATAATAAATATGATATATGTAAGTTTTGACATAGGTGTTAAAAATCTCGCACTCTGTATATTGAGAAAAACAGATAAGTTGGAAATAATAGATTGGCGTATCATTACATTAGCTGATACTAAGAAGGAAATTAAAGGAATTGAAGACATATCTACACGCATTTATAATGAGATGGATATTATAATAGGATTTTTAAAGGAGAATAATATTAATATAGTGAATTATGTTTTAATAGAAAATCAGCCTTCAAATTTAAATGGTATTATGAAAACTATACAACATATTATATATAATTATTTTAGTTTATTAAAACATTGGGATGGCATAGTTGAGAATGTGGTACTTGTTAATGCTTCTTTAAAAATGAAAACGCACGATTTTGTATCACATATTGATAAAAATATAGAGGAAGAAAAAAAAAATACTAAAAATTTTAAAAGAGGTAAATATATATTAAATAAAAAATTAAGTATTGAGATATGCGAATACTATATTAAAAATAGTGAGAGATTATTAGATATATTTAGTAAAAATAAAAAAAAAGACGACCTAAGCGATTCGTGTTTACAGGCGGTATCTTATATTAGAACAAATATTAAAGGCGAATCATTAGAAAATTATAATTGCTTATATTAAAATGAATATTCTTTTGATTTCTATGTATAGCAATGATTGGAATTGGAAAAAACAACATTTGCTATATAAAAAAGCAATAGGTAAAAATGCCAAATTATATATTAAACGATATCATGACACAGGAGGTATTAAAAAAATACTGGAAAATAAAAATATATCAGGGATTATAGTAAGTGGTTCGGATTTTTTTATATTAAAAAAAGCATCACCAAAAGTTCCCGATATAATATTTAAATACAATATACCAATACTCGCTATATGTTATGGGCTACAATATTTGGCTATTAAAAATAGTAAAAGAGCTAATATAAATAGTTTTAAACATGGCATGAAAAAATATGTTAAAAAAGTTAAAATAACATATCCTTTTAAAGTTAAAAGATTGGATTATGTTTATTATCATCAAGATTATGTAATAAATATAAATAAAAAGTACAAAATTATAAAGAAACTAAATGAAAAGATAGTTATGATATATAATGATAAAAAGAGAATACTAGGGATGCAATTTCATCCCGAATATATTTATAAAACAGGAAGGGTATTTTTTAAGAAATGGTTTGAATTTATAGCAAGAAAATAATATGCGCGTATTATATTTATTATATAAATTATTGTAAATATATAAACATTTGATTATCAATAAATATATAATATGTCATTAATATCTAATTTAAATAATAAAAATGAAGATTTAATAGAATTGAACAAAGAAAGTTTTAAAAATTCTTTTAATTTTAATATACCGAGTAATAAAAATACATTTATAGATGATAATTTATTTAATAAAAAGAAGATAAGTGATGATGTTATATCTATGTCATCGCGTTCGTCGCGTTCATCAAAAATAAGTACAGCTTCAAATAGTAAATATGAAAAAGCAAAATATATGAATAATATTAAAAATATTTATAAAAATAAATTAAATCGCGATAGAGACATAGATGGTTCAACAAGTGGTAGCGATACTGGTTATAATAAAATTAATTCTAATAAAAAGCGTTCTTTTATAAATGATAATGTCAGTGTAGCAGGAAGTGACGCGAGTAACGCGAGTAACGCGAGTAACGGAAGTGACGCTAGCGGTGGAAGCGATGAAAGCGGCAGCAGCGATGGAAGCGATGAAAGCGGCAGCAGTGGTAGCAGCGGTGGAAGCGGTGGAAGTGACGAGAGTGGTAGCAGCAGAGGCAGTAGCGGTGATAGTAGAATAATTAAAAAAAAATATATGAGTCCTAAGGATATAATTAAAAATGAATTAAATGAAAAAAGAGAAATTATTTATCAATTGGATAGATTGGAATCAAAAGGTTATAAAATACCTTTTAAATTTAATATGAATTCTGATTTAGAAGAAATGAAATCAGAATATAGTAGAATTTTAAAGGAGAAAGAGCTTGATGGAAGTATTAGATTTCAGCAAAAAATGTTAATGGCTTTTGTATCGGGATCAGAATATATGAATACTCGTTATGACCCATTTTCTATTAAATTAGACGGATGGTCCGAACAAGTTAATGAGAATATTAATGATTACGATGATATTTTTGAAGAATTACATTATAAATATAAATCAACCGGTAAAAAGATGGCACCGGAATTAAGATTATTCATATCACTATCAGGAAGCGCATTTATGTTTCATTTAACAAGTAGAATGTTTAAAGACCAACCTTTGCCCGATATTGAGAATGTATTAAAATCGGATCCAGAATTAATGAAACAATTTCAAAATGCCGCGGCAAAACAATATATGATGGGAAATACAATACCTCAAAATGTAACAAATACCAGTCAATATGAAAATGTACAGCAAAAAAATACAGGAATGAGTGGAATGAGCGACAGCATGGGAATATTTGGAATGGTGAATAATTTATTTGGGTCACTTACGAGCGATATGACATCAAGACAGCCACAAAGTTATCAAAAACAGCCTATATCAAATAATCAAGCATATAATAATACTACAGAAGATATAGATAATATTATTAAAAATGTTCATAGTAAAATATCAGTAGAAGATGATTTTGATAATCGCATAGAAACATTATCTGTAAGTGACGAAGAAATAACTTCAATAATTGAAGATACTGCGGATATACATATATTAAAAAAGACTAACGCAAAACGAAACAAGGTAAATAATGATAATAAACGTACATTAAATATATAAAAAAAAATATCAATTATAAATTAGTTCTTTTTGTTTTTTCTAAAATTGCTTATTTTAGTAGCGTTCTTTTTAACAAATCTACCAACGTCATTAACGGAATTAGCGATTCTGTTAGGGGTAGATTTAATGGTTCTTAAAGGATTGCGTATAGTATTTTCAACTTCATCTTCAAATACCTCTAATCTTTCTAAAAGGGAGCTTAATGTGCTAAGTAATATAGGGATGATTATTATAGTGAATAATAAGGTTAGGAATAAGAATAAAGATATCATAGTTCCAATGCCAATAACATCTCTAGACATATCCTCCGAACATTTGCATTTTTCATTGGTTAAATATCTTACATATTCAAAAGCATAATAAATATATACAACGAATAATAAGAAGAATATAAATGTAGCGATTGATACTAATTGTACGAATACGTTACCCATGCTCTTAGCGACACCTTTTAGCGAAATAAAGGCAGTTACAAAGAAATAGACTAAAGCTATTATAGTAAAGTTTTTGATGAATTCTTTGTTGGGATGTTCCGAACATTCACACCCGATATTTTCAAGCTTGTATAAATACGAATATATAATTATAAGTAATATAACAAATATCATTTGTATAATTAAACTTGTATAGAAAGACAAATTATTATCCGACTCCTTCATATTATATTTTGCGTTTCTTACTCTATATTATAATATAGAAATTATTTATTT